CAACGAGCTGAAGATGCTGTATTAATCTCAAGTTTGAAATTAAATATATCACAGCTTGAAAAACATATCAAAGAGTTGAGTCTTAAATTAGAAGACGGCAAAGAAATTAAGGAACAAGATGATCAAGATTACACTACAGAAGATGATGATACAGACGATGAAGATTACACTACAGAGGATGACGAAGAGGATGACGAAGAGGATGATGAAGAGGATGATGAGGATGATGAGGATGATGAAGAGGATGAAGAGGATGAAGAGGATGAAGAGGATGAAGAGGATGAAGAGGATGAAGAGGATGAAGATGATGAAGAGGATGATGAAGAGGATGATGAAGAGGATGATGAAGAGGATGATGAAGAGGATGAAGAGGATGAAGAGGATGATGAAGAGGATGATGAAGAGGATGATGAAGAGGATGAAGAGGATGATGAAGAGGATGATGACTCATCTTCAGACTACGAAGATGATTAAGTTAGACTAAAAATAAAATGAATATTTTTATATTTAAAATATAAATATAAAAATGAATAGTTCTAAATTAGAAATACCTTCTCAAAGTCCTTGCCCCTGTAAAGGAGGACAGTCTTGTATAGTAGATAGAAGACTCTTGAATGATATAGTATATGAAGATGTAGTATTTATTCAACATAAACTGAGGGTGCGAAAAAATTGTCTCCAGCCATATACAAAGTCCCAGGAAAAAATATTAAAAAAATATACAAATATTTATGATAATTTAATTAATTTAAAAGATTAATTATAATTATAAAAATGTCTTCAAGTTTTTCTGATACAGAAAATATTAATCCTTTTGAAGATGATTCCAGACAAAGAACTATTAGCTCAAGAACTATTATTAGACCAAGAACTTGTAGAAAAAAGTCTAAAAAGCTTAAAATGATATATTATTTATTAAAATCTAATAAAAATCTAAGTAAGCTTTTATTAAGACATTTATAATTTATAAATTAATTTTATAAATTATTATTTTTTGTTATCAAATGATAGTGATCTAGTCCTTTCTCTAGTTTCAATAGCGGATATAACATTTTTCATTCTATTTTGAAGGTTTGTTGTAGGTCTTAATTCTTGCCATTCTTGATTAGCGTTATTCATATCAATACAAAATTTACAATCACAATTTGATTTAGTGAATTTTTCGGACTCTAAATCAGGTGTTACTATTACTTTACGTTTCATTTTTTTAAACCTTTTCAGTATTTAAATAATAATTATTTTAGATGATGAACTGTTAGGGGTATGTTTCTTCCAAGTCTTAAAGCCCTACCAACTACTTGTTGCATTGTATTTTCACTCATTTCGTGATATAGAATAATATCTGTTGATTCTTGTAAATTAACACCAGAAGCATTATTTTGTGTATTAAGAAACATAACTTGTGTCTTTCCTTCTTTAAATAGTTGAATGTTTTTATCCCTTGATTCTGTCTTTCCTCTGATTTCAGTAAATGTTATATTATTTTCTAGTAAAACATTTGTGATTAGATCCCAGGATTGATCGTAAGCTGAAAATATAATAAATTTTCCATCCTTATTTTTAGATATAATATCAACAATTGTATCAAGTTTTGTTAATTTTTTTGTTACTGGTTTTTCAGTTATGATTGTTTCTGTATTTGATTTTATATAAACAAGATCTTGTGAGTTAATTGTTTGCCTACATAGAGGACAAGAATTTTTTGAAGATAACCATGTTAATAGACATTCTCCACAAAATATATTTTGGCATTTAGGTTCTAATATAGGGGATTTTAAATTTTCAAAACATATAGTGCAGTTATTTTCTAGAGTTTCTGAAAATTTTTTATCTAATTCTAGAATTTGATTATTTACACGTTCTCTTCTATCTTCCCATTCTTTTTTTCTTTCTGTATCATTTCTTATTCTATATATATTAATTTTTGCGTTGATTTCTTCTAGTTCTTCTGTCTTTTTTCTTTTTAATAATTCTACTATATTATCTGTTGATTTTCCGCCAAGCATTTCAATAGCTCCTGCTATATTACCTCCAGAAATCATTTCTAATATAGCAGAGCTTGCAAAATTCTTTATTGTATTATAAATAGGCTGATAACAATCATAGTATAAGTTAGTTGTTGGAGGCATTTGAAAAGATTGTTTAGCAAATTCAGGAGGATTGTTTATAATCATACCTGAAAATTGATAAGTTATATCCCAAATATTACTCTTTATTAATTCATTCATAAATGATGTTCTGCATGTCCTATGTTGAATTAATATTGAATTTGGTGTAGCTGTTACAAACCAAATAAATCCTGCCATTAATTTAACCATACCAGCAACTTTTATATGTCCTGGTTCATCAAATATAAAACGTTTCCAAGCACATTGTCTATATCTTGATACTAATTTATTATACATTGTTGGTATAACTAATAATACATCATAATCTTCGGCTACAATATTATCAGCAACTTTTGTAGTTTTAACTAAACCTACTTTTAAATCTGAAAAAGAGAGTTCCTGTTGCCATTGATTTAATATTGATTGACTAATTAAAATTAGATTAGTTGGTAATTTCTTAAATGTTGAAATATGTTTAATCTTGATTCTTCCTCCAGCTTCACAATTAACATTTTCAAATATAAAGTCTGTATCTAAATTCCATTCCATTTTATTTCTAACTAATAAAGCTATCATACTCATAGTCTTGCCATAACCAGTCATTTCTGAGTTTATACCCATTGATGTTTCTTTTTTATATCCGCCAACAGTTATACATCTATCATGTTCTAATTTTTCCATTTTAAAAACTAGAGATAATTGATGTGGAAATAAATTCTTCCTTAAATTTTCAGGTTGTGGTATTAACTGTATATTTTCTATATTTTCAGGAGGTGGTTCAAACTGACGAGATACAGTTCCTTGATCTAAAAAAGCCATTATTTGTTGCAATCTTGATTCCATTTTATATTAAATAACTATACTTTAGATTTTAAATAAAAATGATTTTTATATAAAAATAATTTAATATAAAATGTCAATTTCAGTAAATATTGATTCTATGAGTCAAGAACAACGTGAAAAAATCCATACAGATCTAACTATAAAAATAGAACCTTCAGCGTATGGGTTTGGAGCAAAAGCTACATATATACATCCATATAATGTTGTAGGTGATAATGCTATTATACCATTTTCTTATGCTGTAAAAGAAGGTTTTGATAGACCTTCAAGAGAATCACTACCGTGTCTAAATACTACAAATTTTACAGCAACATTAAGAGAATATCAAAAAGAAGTTCGTGATGAAGCTATACACTACCTAAAAAAAGGAAGCGTTCTTATTTCAGCATATTGCGGATTTGGCAAAACATTATTATCTATTTACATTGCTATTAAAATCAATATGAAAGTATTAATTATCGTAAAAGGGAATGTTTTAATTAAACAATGGAGTGATGATATTAAAAAAGTATGTCCTGATAGTCTTATTCAAATTATTACAAGTAAAACTACAACATTAGATGAATATTGCGACTTTTATATATCATCTCCAGATAATGTTAAAAAAATGAATAACGATATATTCAAAAATATTGGGACTGTTCTAGTAGATGAAGCTCACCAAATTATGGCTGAATCTCTTTCATTATGCATGCAATATGTTTGTCCTAGATATTTAATAGGGTTATCTGCTACACCATATAGACCAGATGGACTTAATAAACTTTTTGATATATATTTTGGGGAAAATAGAATTGTAAGAAAATTATATAGAAAACATTCAGTTTATAGAGTAGAATCTGGTTTTACACCCGAAGTAGAAATTGGACCTAATGGAAAAATAAACTGGGGTGTTGTATTAAACTCACAAGCATATGATACAGGCAGAAATGAACTTATTATAAAACTTGTAAAATATTTTCCAGATAATGTATTCCTGATCCTATCAAAACGTGTAGAACAAGCAAATTACCTCTTAAAAAGACTATTAGAAGATGGAGAAGATGCTACAAGCCTTATTGGAAGTCAAAAAGAATATGAAAAAAAGAGTAGAATATTGATTGGAACTATCACAAAGGTTGGGACAGGTTTTAATCATACCAGATTAAATAGTCTTATAATAGCAGGAGATGTAGAAGAGTATTTTCAACAATATCTAGGACGTGTATTTAGAAGAGAAGATACAGAACCTGTAGTGTTTGATATAATAGATAAAAATCCTATATTATTAAAACACTTTAGATCACGAGAACAAATATACAAAGAATATGGAGGTGTTATAAAAAGGTTTGAAAAAGAGTTTCCAGATTTTTAAAATATATTATATATTTATAATATATTATTTTGAATTAATAATATCTGCTATATCTTTACCACAGTTGTTAATAAGTGCAGCTATTTCTTGAAATCTTTTTAGATATTTAGGATCATTCATTATATGTTTTACAAATTCTTTATTCATAATAACATCACTTACTAGAATATCACTTGCTACATCAACGGCCATTGCGGCAACATCTTTAGGCTTAAAATATAAATATTCTTCGGGTATTTTACTCATTTTTATATATTATTTATTATATTTATAAATCATTTTTATTTATAACTGGTATTTAAAAATAATTAGATTTATTATAAATGTCAAATATTTATATAATAGATATAGATAAGTATTTTAATGGTAATCATGATTATGAAAAAGAAGAATATAATAGAATAATTAATAAACATTGGTATAAAATACCATACGTAATTAATAAACTTGGAGATTATTGTAAAAAAAATAATTATAAAAATATAATTGATATTGGAGGGGGAAGTCAAACTTATTTTTCTCCATCTACACATATTGTTGATATTTGTATAAAAAATAAAAATATTGATACTAATATTAATATAATTAAAGCTGATATAGATTTTGATAAGATTCCATTTCAAGATAAATATTTTGACTTTTGTTATTCAAGACATACATTAGAGGATACACATAATTGCACTTTTATATTTAATGAAATGACAAGAATATCAGGTTGTGGTTTTATTGAAACACCTTCTCCTTTAATAGAAGCTCTAAAAGGTGTAGATTATGAAAGTGATGTTAAATATTCAGGATATTTACATCATAGATATATAATTTGGTCAGAGATAGAAAATAATACTATACATATCTTGCCAAAATTTCCATTAATTGATTTATTAAAATTTGACGATAATTTCTTAAAAAAATTAATAAATATAGCAAATAATTTTCCTATTTATTGGAATAACTATTATGTTTGGGATACAAATAATAAACCAAACATAATTTTATATAGACATGGTATAAATTTTGATATAAACAATGATTATGGCCGATTATTATATAGAGCTATTATAGAATCTATTAAATACACTAACCATTTTGTAAATAACTTGTTAAAATAAAATTGTTACATATTTTAAAAATAATTTTTAAAATAGAGAGTTGCCTTCTAATTATTTTATTTCTTCATTTTCCGTAAATGTTATTTCTTCACAATTTGATCTATTAAATGTCAAACTCTTTTTAGAAAAAAATGAAGGTTTAAATACCCTTGAGTGCCAATCCTCATTTGGTCCTGTGTATGGAGCTATAATATCTGTAACATCATTATTAGATTCATCAATTACCTGAATAATATCACGAGGACCTTTCTTTGGGACAACAACCATTGTATACATACGCCCATTAACAACATAATTAATTTCATATGTATTATTTCCTATCTTTTTAATACTACTATTCATGTATTGAATAAATGATATATACAAAGCCTTCATTATAATAACTAAACAGCCCCATAATATTTTTGCCTTTAATCTAAAGGTTGAACGTGTCGTCACTACACTATTCCCAGAACTTACCAATTGTTTTAATTGTCTAAATCTACTATATCTATCAATTACGATATTATGTCCCCCTAAATAACAAAACATAAAACAGCCTATAAAACACATTAAAAGTATGTATGACATTTATATTATACAAATACATCTTTAAATCAAAAATAAATTATAAAATCCAAGAAAGTCCTGGAGCTTCTTTTGCTATATCATAATTACCATTTGTCCAAACTACACCTCCAATTTCTCCAGAACCATGAAGAATACCTCTTTCTCTACCAACCCAACTTTGTTCTTCTGGAGTCATATATTTTTCACGTAAAAAATATTGATATAGTTTTATTGCTATATAACAAGTCAATAAAACTAATAATATCACCAAAATTATATTCATTTATTATATCTTTTTATAATAAAATAAAAATGATTTTATTTTTATTCTTTCTTTTAAAAATTAAAGATGATAACACATCATTGTAAGAATAACTGCTGTAACATTAAAGTCAATGAATATAATATTAAAGACCCATCTCTTGTTGAAAAGAAAAGATCAAGAAAAAAAGCTGGCATTTTTATTTATGACCCAGACTCAAAAAAAGTATTATTAGTTCAATCAAGAGGAAGACTTTGGGGACCTCCTAAAGGAACAATTAAAGATAGTGAAATTGATAAAGATTGCGCTATTAGAGAAGTCAAAGAAGAAACTGGCATTAATATTGTAGAATCTAATTTTTTAAAGATGATGCGTATTAAAAATAACGCTATATATTATTATGTAGAAATGAAAGAATGTAATGTTAATATTCAAGATCATATAAAAAATAATGATGCAAATGGTATTGGCTGGATAAAAGTAGAGTGTCTTGAAGAATTAATTTTACAGGGCAATATGGCATTGAATAGACACGCTAAATATACTTTTAATAGATTTCTAAATAAACAATTTCAAGAATCTAATTTTATTGAAATGTGTAAGACAAAAAAATATACAAAACAACGACCTAAATCTGCAGATTTTTAATACTTAAATAATTTTACATACTTTTAATATAAAAAATAAGAAAAATACTAGAATTAATGACAATATGACTTTAGATGATATATCTAATACATCCATTTTGTCTTTCATAGAATTTAATTTACTAGAAGTATCAGGAATTGTTTCAAAATATGGAACTTCTGGATACACTTGTGGTGTATTTATTATCATCTCTCCTTCATTACCTACATTTGGATAACCATACCAGAAAGACTCTAATGTTACAACATAAAAACCTGTTTGCTTATAAAAATTAGGTCTGCAATTTGGAGTATTTGAACTCTTATCTACAATACCCCAAATTGTTTTACCATCATATATTGTATTTGTTCCTGATATTGTTACTAATATCCTATAGTCATTGTTTTCTATAAACTCAAGAAAATTTACTGTAGGTTTTATGTATAACATAGGGGCTGGAAGATCATTTTTAGCTGTCATAACAGCATCCCACCTATGAATTTTAATTTTCTCCTCTGTTAATTTAGTTTTTTTAACAACAGACATTTTTTATATTACAAAATATAAAAATTATTTAAAGATATTTAAACTTATTATTATAATAAATATAATGTCGTCAATTCAAGGAGATATAAACGAAATTAAAGAAATTAATACTGAAATTCAATCTATTCGCAGAAGATTAGCAGCTCTTAAAAAACAAAAACTAAAAGCTGAAGACCGTATAAACAGTTTCTTGGAAGAAAAACAACAACCTGGTGTAAAATACAAAGGCCTTGCTGTTACTCTTGAAGAAAAAAATAAAAGACTATACAAAGACAAAAAATCAAAAGAAACAGACGGTATAGATATACTTGAAAAATATGGAGTTACTTCTAACTCAAAACAAGTATTAGAGGAACTAATGGAAGCTATGCGTGGAGAACTTACAACTACTTCTGTAATTAAAGTAAAACCTCTAAAAAAATAATATATTTAAAACATTACTTTTAAATTAAAATGATTTTTTATTATAAATTTATTCATTTATAATAAAATGAATGATACTACAACATCAAAGTTTCAATCACAACCAAACTATTACACAAATATTAAAGAATGCGTTGAATCTAAAAAACAAAAAGTTCAAACTAATCCTCGCTATAAAAATTTTACACAAACTCACTTTACCGCTGGTGACGAAAATCAGTTTCAGGAATATCGCGATGAAACAAATGGAACAAACTTTGAGATACCTTTAATACAAGATGAAAATGTATATGCTGATTTAAAATTATTTGATGAATGGGATAGCTACAAATATGTCCCTGCTATATCTGTATATAATACATTTAGCTACCTATTTCATAAATTTAAAAAAGCGGTTTTTGTTAAAATTAGAGATAATAAAGTAGTTGTATTCTTACCTTTCAGCAAACATAAATATGTTAATGAATGGAGTGATAAAATTAAAGTTGATCCTACCAGATTTAGATCAATTATTGAGTTTATGAGATATGTTTCTAACCTTGAAGGATATGGAAAATTTTTTAACGAAAAAAAGGTCAATGGATTTGTTGATACTTGGTATGCTAATAACTGTATAGTTAGATCAGAATACCCAACCGGTGAAGGAGACTCTGGTATATGTGAAGTATATGATATGTTAAATGAACTTTGTGCCAGTAGAAAGATTCCTGATATTGAATTATTTCTTAACAGACGAGACTTTCCACTATTAAAACGGGATAAAACAGAACCATACCATAATATCTTTGGAACTGAAACACTACCTTTATTATCTCATAATTATGATAAATACATACCAATTCTGTCTCACGTAACTAGTAACAAATACGCTGATATACCAATCCCAACAACAGAAGATTGGGCAAGAGTTAGAAATATAGATGGAATATTTTTCGCAGATAACTGTAAATCTTCTGGAACCAGAGAATATATTTACGACTTTAACACACCTTGGAACACCAAGAAAAATATAGCCGTATTTAGAGGAGGTTCTACTGGATGTGGTGTAACCATTGATACAAATCCTAGACTAAAAGTAGCTTATTTAGGAAGTATTCAACAAAATAAACAATATATTGATGCCGGAATTAGTAGCTGGAACTTAAGACCTAGAAAATATATGACTAGTAATTATTTACAAACCATTGAAAAAAATAAAATGCCTTTTAATCTAGTTAATTTCTTATCTCCAGAACAACAATCAACATATAAATATATTATTAATATTGATGGTCACGTTTCGGCTTTTCGTATATCTCTTGAACTTAATATGGGATCCACAATCTTATTAGTTGATTCTCCTTGGAAAATGTGGTTCTCTAGATTTCTCATTCCATATGTTCATTATGTTCCTGTAAAATCAGATCTATCTAACCTAATAGATCAAGTAAAATGGTGTCAAACACACGATAGTGAATGTGAAACTATAGCAACTAATGCCAGATTATTCTATGTAAAATATCTTTCAAAAAATGCTATATTAGATTATCTTCAAAAAACACTATGTGACTTAAAATCACAAATGGGTATTTATCTATATAACTATCAAAGTCCTCTTCAATATCAAATATCAAAAGAAAATACTGATTTAATAAATATTATTAGCAATTTACCCCCTATTCCACACGAAAAACATATAACAAAAACAGATATACATTTATATCCAAGACAACCCAGATCTTTTGGCCTATTAAAAGGTCTTGAATATATTGTAAGACTAGTTTTATCCTTTGAAGATTGGGAAAATTTCTTTACTATAGGACCAGTTATTCATACATCAAAAAATAGCACTGTCACCGAGAAATCTCTAGCAGGTTTTCCTATGGCTGTTAAAAATACAAAAATTATAGACGAAACAATTCACGAGGCGTTTTTGGGTTTAACATCTATTAATAATATAATAAAAAATATACCTAATTTTGTATATACTTTTGGAATAAAAAATAACATATTAATCTCTGAAAAAATTGAAGGAATTTCATTCACAGATTATATAGATAGTCCAGACTTTAATATTAAAGACTATATTTTCATTCTCTTTCAATTAGCTCTAGCTATTCAAGTGGCTCAAAATGAATGCGGTTTTGTCCATTGGGATCTTCACGTTTGGAATATTATTATACAAAAAATACCTCATTTTGCTACTTTTGACTATGTCATATCTTATAATAAAGTTATACGAATTAAAACAAACATTATACCAATTATAATAGACTATGGTAAATCACATACTATATACAAGCAACAACATCACGGTTTTATAAATATGTTTAAAATGAGCACTATACAAGATATTCTAACCATTATTATCTCCTCTCTATATAAAATTCTAAATACATATAATGGTAAAATAAAATCAAGATTATCCAGAGAAAACGAAAATGTCATTATACAACTTTCAAACTTCTTTACAAATACAGAATATAGAAGAAAAAGATTTTTACAAATACCTGATGTTACAAACTTTTTACACACTCACAGAACATTTGTTCATTTAATATCTTCTAATAAATATGATCTAGAACAAAAAACACCTCTTGACTTTATTTCTTATATCATAAATAATATACACTTATCTTCCCCTATTAACTTTGAAATAGTTTCTAACATATCATATAATATGGATGTTGGTAACCCTATTCAAGTTTTTGACTATATTCTCGCTTCAAATGAAAAAGAAAGAATTAAATCATTTACAAATGTTTTTAAAAGAATTATTAAATGTAATAGTCAATCATTTCACACACAATTAGAGACAGAACCCGAAGATTACCATAAATCATTTAATACATATTACGCAATTCAAACTTTTGATAATAATGCGTCTTCTGTATTAGAATATATGAATCTATACTTTGCTGAAAATAATATACCAGAGCCGAAAAACAAAAATATACAAAAAAATATACAAAATGCTCAAATCTACTTGATAGCATATTTAATTCATATAATCCTGAAACGCCACCTAAATTTGAATCTTTGACTAGTATTAGTGATATAGATTATGATGAAAATATATTTCTTGATATTAATACACTCACAAAAACATTAGAAAAATTATCCAAACTTGATCTTTTGCCAATATTAAACTATAAAAATATTATAGAAAATACTTTACTCAATACAGGAAAATATAAAATTACAGATAAAAAATACTATATACAAACTTATAAACCTATTCTAGATATTAATATAGTTAATATTATGAAAATTAGAGCAGATTATTTTTCACTAATAAATACATCTTATGAATTAGCAAATTATAATATTCAAGTGTTATCTAAACTTGAACCGACTCCTACAACTATTAATTTTATCAATTCATATCAAAACATTAAAGACATCATTAAAAAATTATAATATTTTTATATAGCTTCTAAAGATCTATATAAAAATTTAATTCAACTCTCTAACAAAAACATGATTGCCTAATCCAGTATAATTATGACAATTACAATTATGAAGATCTTCTCCACATAATAATATAATCTTCTCTGGTGAATAATGTTTTTTTACTAAATCATAATAAGGCATACCTCTATGATAACTTCCAAATATTACAATATCATATTTTTTATCACTTATATCTTGCTCTATTGTATTTGTTAAATCACTATCGTGTAAAGATGGATCCAATAATTTACCAAATGTTACACCTCTACCCCATAATGTTTCTTCTGGTCGCATAGAATCGGTATATAAATATTCTAGTCTGGGATATTCATGACACTTAGAACCCAACAACATTTTTAACCCATGTAGAGTCAAATCTTTTAAATAATCACTTCTCCAATCTGTTGTTGAAGATAAAAACAAAATATTTCTAGGACTTACTAAGGATTTTTTTAAAACATACTCTGCTACTTTTTCTGTTAATAAATACTCATTCATATAATTAAAAAATCTATTAATTAAATCATATACAAGATCTAGTGGAATAATTGATAAATCACTATTATCATATCCAGCAAAAAAAGCTTTTGAACCAACATATTTCTCAAATAACATATTTGATTCCAATATCAAATCTTTTGGTAATAAAAACATTGTATTTTTAGGGCATTTTTCTATATTTGGAAAATATGGCAAACATCCATTAGCTATTATTTCATAATGACGCATACAATCCCATCCTCCTTTCAATGTTGTAACAGCAAATAAAGAGCTCCTATATTCATTATAATAATCAAACTCATTCCATATATATGTTTCCATTCTACCAGGGATAATACTAGATAAAATCTTCTTTTTTTCAGGTATATTATTTAAAACTTTTACTCTCGGTATTGAAAATGTTATTGGATGTAATAAATCACACATTATTTATATAGTTATATTTATTTTTTAAATATATAAATGAAAATTTTCTTATTTCTTTGTCTTTCTAGATCTTCTAGACGCCTTTCTAGAAGCCTTTCTAGACGCCTTTCTAGAAGCTTTTCTAGACTGTCTAGATGCCTTTCTAGAAGCTTTTCTTGACTGTCTAGATGCCTTTCTTCTTGACTTTCTAGAAGTTTTTCTTGACTTTCTAGAAGCCTTTCTTCTTGACTTTCTAGAAGCCTTTCTTCTTGACTTTCTAGAAGCCTTTCTTCTTGACTTTCTAGAAGCCTTTCTTCTTGACTTTCTAGAAGCTTTTCTTGACTTTCTAGAAGCCTTTCTTCTTGACTTTCTAGAAGCTTTTCTTGACTTTCTAGAAGCTTTTCTTGACTTTCTAGATGCCTTTCTAGATGCCTTTCTAGAAGCTTTTCTAGATCTTCTAGACGCCTTTCTTGATTTTCTAGACGAATTTTTTCGTGAAGCCTTTCTTGTATCTTTTAAAGATTTGCTTGATTTTTTAACCATTTTTTCACTTGATTTTTTATTATATCCAATAAGACATCCAAGTTTTTCTAGTTCAGTATCATTTTTTATAGCACGATCTACAAAATCTTTATTTATAGTGACACGTTTATTATCTCTTGCTGCATTTCCAGATAACTCAAGTATTTCAGCAGATAAATATTCTAATACACATGAAAAATATGCGGCTGCGTCTCCTGATATCTTTTTAAATTTAGGATTAAAATTATTTATATCATAGTATATATTTACATGATCTCCTAAGCTAAATTTAAGAGCTCCTTTTGTTCCTTCACTTATTGCATGTCGTCCTAAGTCTTTTGGTATTAATAATCTAACAGCAAACTGAACGTCTCTTGCTTCTATTGTATCCTTCTTTTCATCGTCAATTGGTATGCTTATTGATTTTAACAGTACTAGCTTTTTTATAATATCTTCTCCTGTTTTTGTTAGATATTCTTCTATTGCTTTTAGACCTTCGTTTCCTATTTTAAGAGTAGGCTGAATTTGTGATAATACAACATTTATAGCTTTTTTATAAATACTCATTATATTTTTATAATATCTAAAGAAAAAATTATCTTTTTATTATATAAATATGGAACTAGAAAAAATAGTTAAAAAAGCTGGTGTAAAAGTATATGATGATCTTACTTACGATGAATTAAGAGGAATAATATATAAAAAAATAGAAGATATTACAAGAATCGCTGTTATATTAGCTGAATATACCAGAGATAATTTTGTAGATAAAAATCTTGTAGAAATCGCTATTTCTCAATATAATTTACCTTGTAAATCAAAGATAAAAGATTTATCAATAAGTCAGGATGAATTTAAAAACAAAGCACTAGAAAAATTGGACGATCACAGCGAACGTCTTAAATTTAAAGGTGATTCTGTTATTACTTTACAAAAAGCAGTTGAATGTTATGTTATAGACTTACTAAAACTAGCGTCAAAGGAGGCTAAGAAACGAACTGATACTGATGAAATAGAACCAAAAGATTTAAATACAGCTAGACGTGTATTTGATGGCTGTAATTTTTAAAAAATGATTTTTTATTTTAAAAATAATAAAAAATTTTAATATGGATTGTCTTGTTGAGAGTTTCAATAGTCATAATATCATTGATGAGAGAGATGAGTTAAATTATTCAAATAGTAGAAAGTTTGGTGAGATGCGATTAATAGTTAATGCTACAGTAAGATATAATAGATATCTTTCTGGTATTGATGTATGGGAAGTAGGTGATGTATCTTATGAATATATAAGGGATAATATTAATACATATTTAAGTATTCAGGATACTGTAGAAAATATAGAATTAAAAATAAAATGGATGGAGATAATTGATAACCAAATTAAAGTAGCTATTTCTTAACCTGTATTGTGGCTATTTTCAACATAATAAAAAAATGATATACAATGTGCGGAAGTTGTGATACAAATTAAAATGATTTAAAGATAAGGTGTATATATTTTGAAGGGTAGAAAAAATAAAATGATTTTCTAAAAATCTTTTTATAGAATAGAGAGAATAGCGAGCGAATACTAAAATAGTATTCGCCCGTGTGGCCAAGTGGATAAGGCGCCTGCCTTCTAAGCAGGAGATCGAGGGTTCGATCCCCTCCCCGGGTAACAGATCCTATACAACAAATGTATAGGATCTGATGGGTTTAAAAATAAAAACGATTTTTAAAAAATTCTTTCAATAAAATAGAGCAACATTGATTGCTGATACTCTGGGAGTATCAGCCTGACTAGCTCAGTTGGCAGAGCGCCAGCCTTTTAAGCTGGTAGCCGGGGGTTCGAGCCCCCCGTCAGGCAGGTGTAATAAGCACCCAATACCAAAAAGGTATTGGGTCGTATAGCTCAGTTGGTTAGAGCATCAGTCTTATGAGCTGAGGGTCCCGAGTTCAAATCTCGGTACGACCAAGGGTGTTTAACACCCAATACCAAAAGGTATTGGGTTGTGTTCCCTAGTCCGGTCAACGGGGGCAGACTTAAGATCTGCTGCGCAAGCTTCATGGGTTCAAATCCCATCGCAACCAAAGGTGATTAATACACCCAATACCAAAAGGTATTGGGTCTAATCCGATATAGTCCAAAGGATAGGATATCTGGCTTTCACCCAGGTGATCCGGGATCAATACCCGGTATCGGAAAATAACTACCCCAAATAAAAATATTTGGGGTCGTATAGCTCAGTTGGTAGAGCATCAGTCTTATGAGCTGAGGGTCCCAAGTTCAAACCTTGGTACGACCAAAGGTGATAAACACCCAATACTAAAACAGTATTGGGTCTTGTAGTGTAACGGTTAGCACCAAGGACTTTGAATCCTTTAACCCTGGTTCGACCCCAGGCAGGACCATTATCGTTTAAATACAACGGTATTTAAACTACCATCCCTGTGTCTAAAAAACACAGGGATTTTTTTATGCCAAAATTTTTGACAACAGGACGATTTGGTTCGAACTTTTTTTGGGGTGGAGTTCGAACCAATACCCCGAATCTTGTTTTACAACAAAATTAAACATAAATATCCCTGAAACTTATAATATTATTTACATGTTAATTACAGTTTAAAAATATACGTCTATTATTTAATTATTATTTAAAGATTATTTAAAGATTGATTATATATAATTAAAATATAGAATCATAATGACAACAGTTCCTGAAACTAACGTGTTGTCAAATACTAGAGACCATGTCTTTAAATCAGTTGAAAATGGATTTTTCAATTGTAAACTCTCCGTTAAAGATGGAGGTGATTTAACCATTTCTGTCAGACCAGATGGTTTTGTTAATGCTACACAACTATGTAAAGCTGGAAAAAAATTATTTAAAGATTGGAAACGATTAGACTCAACTAAACAGTTAATAAAGGTTTTAGAAAGTGATATTAATAAACTCCCATTGGATAATATTTCGATGGTGAAGAATCCCCCATTGGATTTAATTGAGGTAAAAATAGGGGGAAATCATTCAGGTTCGTGGATTCATCCTGATCTAGCAGTTCAATTAGCTCAATGGATATCACCTCAATTTGCTTTACAAGTTAGTAGATGGGTTCGTGAAATAGCTTTAACAGGTAAAGTTGAGCAAGGAAAAGAAAAATCTAATGAAGAACTTTTAAAACTACAACAAGACTTGTTATTAAAAGATGAAATAATAAAGACAATAACAACAAACCATAATACATTGGTAAGCGACCATAAGATGTTACAAAAGAATCATAATAATATATTGAGGAGACGTTATAGACAAGATTTTGAAAGTGGAAATGTTATATATATCATATCACATGAAGCATTTACAAATGTCTATAAATGTAATTATTTTAAGTTTGGAAAATCAACACAAAAGAAAGATGAAACAATGGCATGTTTCAAAGAAAGATTAAGCAAATATAATACTTGCGCGCCTGTTGATTATACGGTTCATTATTTGTTGTATGTTGAGGATAATGATATGATGGAAAAAAGTTTAAAGACAAAGTATGTTAAAGATTTAAAACCGTCAAATAAAGAATGGATAAAAGATGTAAAATTAGAAGATATAATAGAATTTTTAAGACAATTATGTAATTTAGTTAATATACCTTGTAAAGAAGTTGTTTTTGACAATTTAATTGTTAAGGAAGAAGAGGAAGAAAAAGAAGAAGAGGAAGAAAAAGAAGAAGAGGAAGAAAAAGAAGAAGAGGAAGAAAAAGAAGAAGAGGAAGAAGAGGAAGAAAAAGAGGAAGAAAAAGAGGAAGAAAAAGAAGAAAAAGAAGAAAAAGAAGAAGAGGAAGAAACTCGTGAATGTAGAAAATGTAATAAAAATAAGTCTATAAATATGTTTAAACGACATGGACCTCTCGGTCATAGTTATACATGTTTAGAATGTGATAAACCGGTTGAAAGAAAACCTGATACATGTTTAGATTGTAATATTGATCTAGTTGATACAAAGGAGAAAAAATGTAATGATTGTATAGAAAAGAATCCTGATTTTAGCAACAGACCTAGTTATGAAAGGTTGAAGAAGGATTTGGCTGTTATGACATATGTGGCGTGTGGAAAAAAATATGGTGTAGCTGACAATTCTATAAGAAAGTGGCTAAGAACATATGAAGGTAAGCCAACAAGAAAACCTGTAAAAAAGCCGGTTTTTAAAGTTTAAAAATAAATGTATTCATACTTTTAAAAGTATGAATAAAATAATAAATCTAAATATACATATCAAAAATTTTATTTCTATTAGTTATTTCATTTTGAAAATCTTTTAAAACCGAGTCGTAGTTTGGATCTATTATATTAATTTGATTTTCGTAAGTTATAGCAGAAGTGTATTTATAATATTTATTCATACTAAGAGGCATTATAATAGTACATAGACAATTTAATGCTAGTGGAATAGAAGCAGAAATTTTATCCGCAATTTTATCAGTAATATCAGTAATAAATATATAAGCTGATTCTTTTAATATTTGTATTAGATCTATTGTTGATATGCTATTATAAAATTTAAAGTTTTTATATAACTTAAAACTTACATCTAAATAGGTATCTAAATATCTATCTATAAAAATATAATTATAATCCTCAAAATTTTTAATCATATTTATATGTTTTTTGGTAAAATGTCTGGCGTTATTTCCAATAATTACTATATTTTTACTAGAAATTCTTCGCTTTGTTTCAACATCAATTATTTTATACACTTGAGAACAATAATCTAATTGTGGTCTATCTTTAAAATATCTAACACCAATATGTGTATTTATTTGAGGTCTTCTATTTATATTAGCATGATCTACGCATATTACTTTATTATTTATCCAGGAATTTTTAAACATAAAATCATCGTCTGTTAATAATAGTATTTTACTATATTGATTATTAGGTTGATATGCTAATAATTTTTTTAGAGTAAAACATTTGCTTGGAAATGTTAATAAATAAAATTTTAACCAGTCCATATTATTATCTGTTTCAGTATAAATATCTAGTTCAATATTTTTAGAAACACAATAATCTATAACATAACCAAACATCTCATAGTGAAATTGGAATCCATTAAAAATAGCTATTTTATTAGGTTTTAATATTTTAGAAGATGTAACCCAACATATATAATTTTCTTGTCTGTTTATCTCATTATTATAAATTATTTGTATGTCTCTGTTACCGTTTTTATTCTGAAATAGTATATTATTAGTTGAAATATCTTTAACATATTCTGTCATTTCTTCAAACTTTAAAAAATAAACATTATCGCATTTACCTTCTTTACCTACAAATGAGTTATATTCAGGTAAATTTAGATATGTATTCATAGCTCTCCCCAAAACACCAGGACCGCTAAAATTTAATTTTGAATGTGGAATAATATTATTATCTATTTGATAAATTATAATATCTATACAATATTTTAAAATTTTAGATTGTGGAACTGAAGCTATGAATCCATTTGCTAAATTATGTTGCCCGTCAGTTAAACTTCTATTAAAATCAATGATACATACAAATTCTATTCCTTCCTGTAAAAAATCATCTAGATTACCAATACATATTGTATCTATATCTATATATACACCACCGTAAATATAAAGAACACAATATCTCCACAAGTCAGCTTTATAAGCTCCAGGTAAAATTCTACAATAAGCATCATATATTTGTTTGGTAAAATTATTTTTTATAAAATTTTCTCTATCTTTTGCGTCATATAAAATGTAGTTATAGTTTGGATTTTTTTCTTTCCAAGTATTTATCAAGTTCCTCATCTCTTGACTCATTTTGTCTGTAGGTACTTCCCAAGTTTGAAAAATTTTTTTTGGTATATTACTCATTTTATTTTAAAAGTATATAACTTTAAATATACTTTTAAAATAAAATGATAAAAATTAAGAGTAGTTTATTTTTAAAATATGAATAGCAGTATAGAAAAAATATATGTAAAAGATGTGTATAATAAGATAGCAAAACCATTTGATAAAACAAGAGCAGTGTTATGGAATCATATAACAGAGTTCATAAAAAATATCCCAGATAATTCATTAGTAGCAGATGTCGGGTGTGGGAATGGTAAAAATATGATGTTAAATAACAAGTGTCAATTTATTGGAATAGATTTTACAGAGTCATTTACAACTATATGTTCTAATAAAAATCTTGAAGTTTTTTTAGCAGATACTTTAAAGATACCATATCGGGATAATGTATTTGATTATGTTATAAGTATAGCAGTTATTCATCATTTAAGCACATCAAAAAAGAGGTTAGAGAGTATATTAGAGTTGATACGTATTGCTAATGTTGGTGGATTAATCTACATACTTGTATGGTCTTTTGAGCAGAGAGAAGACGCAAAAAGAAAATTTGAAAAACAAGACGAATTAATACCCTGGAAAATGAAAGATATTACATATTATAGATATTATCATCTTTTTGTAAAAGATGAATTATTTGAATTATGTAATGGTATTAAAAATATAATTGTAAAAGAAGTGTTTTATGAATGTGGAAATAGCGGCATTATTTTAGAAAAAATAATTTAGAAATTATAAATTTAATATTTATAATTTTAATCTTAATCAACTTCTTCACGAGTTTCTTGAGTATTTGGTTCTAATTCAGGCATATCAGCACAGCATTCGCTTTCAAGATCATCGGAATCGTAATCAACATTTTCATTACACCCAATATACACCAAATTACCTTTAAGTGACTCAAAAAAAGTATCGTAATCTAGAACACATAATACTCTATTTCCATATAGATTAGAAAAATTATTCAAGATCATTGATCGTGAATTAGTTAGAATATAGGGTCCAAATGACAACAACTTTGTTAGATTCTCTTTTAATTGAAATACACACATACCATCTTCATAATGACGAATTAGCTTGTGATAGTATTTCTTATTTTCACCGGTCTTATTATTAGACATAACGAATACAATTCTACCCATATTTTTGTTTTTTTTAATAATTTTAAAAATAAAAATTCATTTTTTTATTAACCAGATAAATCTTATATATTTTAAAATAAAAATAATTTAAAAAATTATTGATATAAATAAAAGAAAAAATGAAGATAATGAAATATCTTCTCGGCTTATTTATGATAGCAACGTCAGTCTTTGCTGAACCACGCGAAGACTTTTCTAGATTTATTACAAAATATAATAAGGTTTATGATCCTATTGAAAATGAGTATAGATTCGATGTATTTAGTAATAATGTAGAAATGATTAATAAACACAATAGCAATCCAGAACATACATGGAAAATGGAAGTAAATAGTTTTACAGATGTATCTAGGGATGAATTTAATAATGTATATAAAACATATAAAAAGCATGATAGAAGTTTAGCTATTCCAAGAACAAATTTTACATATTCATTAGAGAGTCTTCCTGACAATTTTGATTGGAGTGTTTTAGGAGCAGTAACACCAGTAAAGAATCAACAACAGTGTGGAAGTTGCTGGGCTTTTTCTACAACAGGATCTACAGAGGGAGCATTATTTATTAAACATGGTAAATTATTATCTTTATCGGAACAACAACTTGTAGATTGTTCAAAGTCCCAAGGTAATCAAGGATGTTCTGGAGGTTTAATGGATCAAGGTTTTAAGTATATTGAACAAAATGGAATATGTTTAGAGAATGATTATCCTTATACCGCTGCTGATGGAACATGTAAAAACAGTTGTAAATCAGTAACAAAGGTTTCTTCGTATGTAGATGTTCCCGGTAATAATGAAGTAGCATTACAAAATGCTGTTCATTTAACTCCTGTATCTGTAGCTGTAGAAGCAGATCAATGGCAATTTTATTCTTCAGGAGTTTTAACAACAGATTGTGGGACAAATTTAGATCATGGTGTATTAGTTGTTGGATGGGGAGTGGATAGTAATAATGTATCATATTGGAAGGTAAAAAATTCTTGGGGAACCGAATGGGGTGATGATGGTTATATATTATTACAGCGTGGAGTATCAGCGCAAGAAGGACAATGTGGAATAGCAATGCAACCAAGTTATCCAGTAATTTAAAACAATATGAATTTATTTTAAAAAATAAAATGAATTCTTAAAAATAGTAAATTAAAAATAAAATTAAATATGAATTCAAGTATTGATGTTATTATTGGTCCTATGTATTCTGGAAAGACGACAGAACTAATTAGATTATTGAATATTTATTCTGAAATTGGTATGAAAGTATTGTATGTAAATTCTGCTCTAGATGATCGTGATGGAGATGCTGCTTTTTCTACACATAATCCAGCATTAACAGTTAATAAATCTAGAATAGATAGTGTAAAAACTACAAATCTTAATGATATTATGAGAAACTGCCATTCATATGATATCATAGGTATAGATGAAGCACAGTTATTTGTAGGCTTAAAGAGATTTGTATTAACGATGGCTGAAAATTATGGAAAAAAGATTATAGTAGCAGGTCTTAATGGTGATTTTAAGAGAGAACCATTTGGAGAGATATTGGGGCTTATACCTGTGTGTGATAATGTTATTAAATTATATCCATTTTGTCAAACATGTTCTCAAAAACCAGAAAAAGTCGTGAGAGTAGCTCAATTTACTAAAAGAATAGGTAGTGATATGGAGACTGTTGTAGTTATTGGTGGTAAAATGACATATATACCAGTGTGTCGTGAATGTTTTAATGCATAAAAATATAGTTAAAAAATAATTAAAAAAAAAAATAATATTTTCTCTAGTCTATATATAAAAATGTTAAACAACAAATTATTTATAACAGTTGTTGGTATATTACTTGCAATTTTTGCTTTTTGCAACGCAAATGGCAACACAATTACTGAAGGATTTTTATCTGGAGTTCAATTAAAGGCGATTTCTAGTCCATCTGTTACTGTTAATGGAGTCTCTACATCTGTTTCTAGTCCAACAAGACTAGGTATAGAGTCAGCTCGGGCAGCAAACGTTTCATTTGCCGGTGTTCCAAATGTAGGAGTTCCTTTAGGTTCCCGTGGAATGAGCAAGGGTCAAAATTACGTTATTCCAGGAACATTTTCTCCAATGTTATCCCCACGTTTTTCAAGTCTTGGATATGGTGCCCAAATTTCATATAACATGCCTTCTGAGAAATACCAAGGTGTTCCTAAGAACCCTTTGACATTTAGCAATATGGCAAAAGAAAACTTTGTTCCAGGAGGATGCAAAGCTGGAGTTGGATCTGGAACAGGAAAGGTTCCTGCAAACGCCGCAAATTTACCTCCTTCAGGATATACAGCTGGAAATTGGCAAGCCCAAGTAGAACAATTAGGATCAAATCCTGTAGTATCAAGTCTCCCTGTTGGAGATATGACAACACTAGATCCAGAAGGCCAACCACAAGAAGTATTTGTATCAAACAATTTGATATATGGTTTAACCAAGAGCAGACTTCAAGCCCAAGGTGATCATATTAGAGGAGATCTTCCAATTATCCCAGATTGCAATACAGGATGGTTTAATGTATCTGTAATGCCTCAAAGAGATCTTCAACAGGGTGCATTGGCCGTTATGGGTGGTGCTCTCAACGAGACTCAAGCAAGCCTTGCTGCTCTCCAAACTCAAGCGAATATGGGTTTCCCTGCTCAATCGTATGGTGGCAATACAACTCTTGGACAACCTATCAATATGGGTTCGCAAAAGACTGGAAGTGTTGGTGCCCGCGACAGATCAGTTGTATATTCGGCGTTTCCTTAAACTATAAACACAATTTTTTCTATTATTTTTTTAAATCTAATCTAAAAAAATATGATTTTTAACTAAAATGCAAACAGACACACAAACTACTACCCCAGTTACCACCCCAAATACAACCAGTAAATATGCTACCCTATTAGAGACTAATGAAGAGGAGATGGAAAGCTGGTATTATTTTATAAAGTATGATGGTAATGAAGAAAACTTGAAACATTTACAAGATCAATTAAACCAGGTAAAATTCAAAATATTAAATGGAATTAGCACATTTGATTTAGAACTAGAATATCTAGTATCAGCACAAACAGCCAAAGAAATGACAAAAATAGATATGAATGCTTTCTCTTTTCATAGAAAATTTGACGGAACTCTTAAAAAGATTGATTTTAAATTTAAGAGCACTGATAAAAATACAAAAAAGATAGAAAAATGCTACAATGTATTAGGTTTAGGTTTAATTGAAGATTATATATCAGATGAAGATATTGATCCTGAAGATCTTAAACAAGATGGTGATGACTCGGACGATGACTCAGACGACGACTCAGATGATGACTCAGATGATGACTCAGATGATGGCTCGGACGACTCTGATGACGACTCAGATGATGGCTCAGACGACTCGGATGACGACTCCGAAGAATCATCTGAACATGAAAAAAGAGACTCGCAAAAATCTAAGAAAGCTATTCCACAAACACTTGTAAAAACATCTATACCAAGATGGGCAAAAGCAAGAAAAAAGAAGAATCATGTTCCGTTGAAGAATGTTTAGACTAAACTTGGTAATTTTATAGGAATACCTCCATAATCTCCAACATCCCAAGGTTGATCTCCAACACTCATAACAATATTATAATTATCTTGTTCTGTAGCATGTTGTCTTGCTAATCTTTTATATGTATATGGATTATTCATTTGAATATTAGACATAGGTTTAAAGTATATAGATACAAAATCGGTAATATTACAAGATTTTAATAGTTCTAGTGTTATTTCTACAACTTTATCAACTCCTCCTCTATTTGTAATAATTATAGGTGATATTTTTAAAGATTTTGCTGTATTATATAATTTTATAATTTCAGGGATACAACCACTGCGCATTCCGTTTGAATAATAACTATCAAATACAAGAGTATCATCAATATCAAATACAATCGCAGGGTTTTTTGGTAACTCTAGTTGTTTTAAAATATTTATTGCGGAATTTGAAATTTCAGCATATGACATTTATTATATAATTTAAAATAAATTATATAATTTAAAAATCAACATTTAAAACCATTTTTACGCAATTCACTAATTAAATAAGATTCAATATCTTTGACTTTAACTGTATATGGAACTTCAATTAATATAACACCCTCATTTTTACAAAATTGAGATTTAATTAGATCACGATATTTTTGATTTAAAAATGCCTCATTATTACGATGAAAATAAGGAACATATTTATAATGTTGAACACCATTATATTCAACTCCTAATTTAAGATTAGGATTATAACAATCTATTTCCAAATTAAAATTATTACCGGTTACAGGATTTCTCAAAAAGTCTGGTCTAGACTTATTAAATGGTAAATTAAATATTTTTTCTAACACTCTTTTACATTCAATCTCACCTGAAGAGTCT